AAAGAAAACATTAGTAAGTTTGTTGGGGAACACAAATGGAAAATTGTTGGTGGAGTTGTCACGGTAGCTGCTTTTGTGGGCGGTGTTGGTGCTGGATACGGATATTGCTGTAAACGTAATGTTGTACTTAAAAGTAAAATTGTGAATACATTATTACTCGATTGTAAGGATTATTACGGAAACAAACCAGCAGTATTTGCAGTAGTCGACACCGCCGGTATAGAGCTTACAAAACTCGGGACATTAGGCGAAAGAATAATTTCTAATGGAATTGACCCAGACGCAAACGTCGCTACACATTTTCTGGTATTCGGAAAAGGTAAAAAGAAATAAAAACTTTATATTCTAAATCAGGGCGCTTGAATTACAGGCGCTCTTTTTTTGGCTATACCACGAAAGGAGTGATATTTCTTGTGAACGAATTTGATACAAAAAGAGACGGTATTCCGGTTCGAATTGTCGAAACTGGCGAGGAGTTTAATTCTATACAAGCATGCGCAAACAGACTGAATGTTGACGCTAAATGGTTGGGAAAAGTCGTTAGAGGAGAAACAGGATTCAACACATGTCATGGTTATCATATCGTCGTTTCGGGAGGACGATATTCTTCAGATCCTCCACTAGATATTATAGGACGTCCTGGACAGCGAATTGAAGTTTTGGAATCTGGCGAAGAATTTCAATCGGCTAGAGAATGTGCAAGAAATATTGAGGGTGATCATAAGAGCGTGCTTAGAGCAGCTCGTAATAATAGAGAGTATAAAGAGAGGCATTTCAAGTTAATTACCTGATGTTACGAACGTGCCCCAAAAGATTACGTGCGAAAATTACATACACTTTTATAGAGAGAAGATGACGGATTAGCGATTTACGCTGGTTCGTTGTCTTTTATATTTTGGAACGTACTCGGATGTTCTTCGGACTCCGGGTCTTCTTGGACCTTTAGCTCAGTTGGTTAGAGCGTCCGGCTCATAACCGGGATGTCGATGGATCGTACCCATCAAGGTCCACTCTATAAAAGAAAGGGATTTGCCATGAAAGAAAATAAATTTCAGGCTGACTTGAAGAAAGAATTAAAAAGCAGATTTCCGGGTTGTATTGTAACAAAATTGGATTCTGCTGATATTCAAGGAATTCCTGATTTATTGGTTTTGTATAAAGACAAGTGGGCTGCTCTTGAAGTCAAAAAGAGCGCTACAGCTCCACATCGACCGAATCAGGATTATTACGTTGAAAAAATGGATAATATGTCATTTTCAAAATTTATATATCCAGAGAACAAGGAGGAAGTATTAGATGAACTTCATCAAGCATTCGAATCTTAGCGGACTTCATGCACCGTTTTCTGCAAGTTCAAGTGCATGGCTGAGATATTCGGACGACAAGTTACTCACTGTATTTGAAAATCTGAAAGATAAAGAAATCGGCACTAAGCTTCACGCTTGGGCTAAAGACACGATTGATTTAGGAATTAAGCAGCCTCGATCAAAGAAGACGATATACGCATATGTGAACGATGCGATAGGCTTCAAGATGGATACCGAGGTTGTCTTATACTATTCAAATAATTTCTTCGGAACAGCCGATGCTATCTGCTTCAGAAATAACATATTACGAATACATGATTTAAAGACAGGCAAAACCGGAAAAATTGAAGATCATATTGAACAATTGGAAGTATATGCAGCTCTGTTCTGTTTGGAGTATAAATATAAGCCTAGTGCGATTGATATCGAACTCCGTTTGTATAAACAGGATGAAGTTCTGGTACATCATCCTGATCCAGAAAAGATTTCCTACATTATGGACACTATTATTCATTTCGATGAACTTATAGAAAAGAGTAGATTGCAGGAGGTGTGATATGAGTTCCATACTTGAAGAGATAGATTCGTATTTTGGTTGCGGATCTATGAGCGATGAGGAATATTTGGAGCATTACGGTATGCCTAGAAGATCCGGTAGATATCCTTGGGGATCTGGTAAAGAGCCATTTCAGTCCAGTAGGGATTTCTTAGGTCGTGTCGAACAGATGAGAAAGAACGGATTCACCTATACTGACCCGCAGACTGGAAAGAAATATACTGGCGATAATGCTATTGCAAAGTCTCTTGGATATTCTTCTACTGATTTCCGAACTGTGTACGCTATCGCCAAGGATGAGCGTCGTGGATATGACGTGGCAAGAGCACAAGCTCTGAAGAAAAAAAGAGTGAGTGCAACTGAAATCGGAAGACAATTAGGTGTCAATGAATCTACGGTCAGATCATACCTGAACCCAAATTCGGAATCCAGAATGAAACAGGCAAGAGCTACTGCCGAGATGTTAAAGAAACATGTTGATGAGAAAGGTATGATTGATGTCGGGACTGGCGTCGATCGCGAATTAAACATTTCAAAAGAGAAGTTAGATCAGGCTCTCTTCATCTTACAGGCTGAGGGTGGATACAAAGTCTACGGTGGTCGCTTTGCGCAGGTGACCAACAAGGGCCAGATGACAACACAACGAGTGCTCTGTAAACCAGACACTCCTCATAATGTCATTTATGATTTGGACAAGATTCATACCATTAAAGATTATATTTCAAGAGACGGCGGAAACACATACGAAAAGAAATTTCATTACCCAGAAAGTATGGATTCTAAACGACTGAAAATCCGCTATGCAGAAGAAGGCGGATTGGAAAGGGATGGTTTAGTTCAACTCCGTCCTGGTGTTGCTGATTTGTCTCTTGGTGAATCCAGATATTCCCAGGTCAGAATCATGGTTG